AAAAACCGAAAAGGTAATAAAGGGGCGAATATTAACGTGAAAAAAACGAATTGGTAAATTGTCTCTACAACCGAGTGGAAATAATAGGATAAAAACATATTGTGACATGATAAGTCTTTATCCTATTATGTGATTTAGCAAAAAACTCCTCTTTACACCTTTGAAGATTTAAAATGGGACAAATTATGAGTAAGTTTTTCTGTTTTTATAATAGTAATGACGCATAAAAGTGAGGATTATAAAATTTCTGCTGTAAAATATTATTTGAAAAATAAAGACAATATAAGAAAAACCTGTAAAATATTTGATTGTAATAAATCTACTTTACAACGATGGATACAACGATATAATTCTACTAAAAATCTTACAAGAAGGAATAGAAAACCAATATCGTATAAAATTACAAAAACGCAAGTTAATACTGCTTTGGATTTATTGAAACAAAACGAACAACTTACTATGAATGAATTAGCAGTTGATATGAAAAATAAATACCCCACATTTGATATAACATCTCAGCATTTAGGACATATTGTTAGAGGCAATAATAAAACCAGAAAACGCACAAGACACGAACATTTTCCAAATGAAAGATACAAGAAACCGATAGACAAACAAACTGAATTGGATAAATTTTATCAAAAAATAAAACAATTTCCAATAAATAAAATCATTTGTTTGGATGAAACAAGTGTTGGTTCTGCTTTGAAACCGACTTATAGTAGATGTAATTTAGGTAGGCGTTGTGTAATAAAAACGACCAACCAATTTGTATTTCGTAAATTTACTTTGTTGGTAGCAATAAGTAATTCAAAATGGGTAGGTAAAGAAATGTATGAAAAAGGTGGTATGACGAAAGAAAGATTGTTGGAATTTTTAGAGAAATATATTTTTCCAAAATACAAAAACCATCTTATTATATTGGATAATGCAGGAAGTCATAATAACGAACTCATTAAAAATGCTATTATCAAAAGTGGTAATGATTATTTATTTTGCATCCCTTATACACCGAAAACGGATGCGATTGAAGAATATTTCAACCAAGTCAAAACATACATGAAAAAGAATAGAAATGTTGAAAATTACCAACAATTAGAAAATAATGTGAATAAAGCAATTGAAAAAGTAAAACCTGAAAATTATAAGAATTATTTTGAACATGCTTACAATTTGAAAGAAGGAATAAAATTACACAGAAAATCATCAACGAGAAGGCGTAAATTAAAAAATTATAAATAATATACTTAAAAATTAGATGGTTTAAGTATATAACTGGTATGCGATTAAAAAGTGAATTATATAAAAAAGAACAAGATGAAATAATAGAACAGATTATTAAAATATTAAATTTAGAAAATAATAATACATATACCCTGCATGAATTAGACAATAACAAAGAGATCCAAATTTCAATAATGGAATTAATTCCTGAAATAAGAAAATGGTTTTCATTTAACGGAATTAAAGCAGTAGGAGAACCGAGTAAAATAAAAAGACCTTGGTTGTCTATAATAAAACATTTATTAAAATCAAAATATAACATAGAAAGCAAAGATTTTCAATTTACCGAAAACGGACAACATATTAGAACACACATTTATACATTTGGGTTGATTAAGTAGAATTTACTTATATTTGAATACAAAGCCTCTAGAACTCTTGTTTTTTCCTGATAGAACTTTTGAAATAACTGGTGTAATTCCATATTCCTTTTGTAAATATTCATTTGCATCACACGGATAAGTAAATGTTTTTATATAAGTTCCATCAATTGTAAACACATCAAATGGTTTATTTTGTCTTTGTGCATCTGATATTTTTCGTCTTTCATCCATATTTTCAAACCGTTTTTTCTGTGTTTCTCCGTGTTTCAATCTAGCGTCTGGATTGTCTTCATAATATTTTTTCATTCTCTCACCTTGTTCTTTCCCAGCTTCAGGATGTTCTTTATGATATTTTTTTTGTGATTCTCCTTGTTTCAATCTAGCGTCTGGATTGTTTTCATAATATATTTTCATTCGTTCTCCATGTTCTTTTCCAGCTTCTGGATGTTCTTTATGATATTCTTTGTGTGTATTGCTCTGTTGTCGTCTTGCTTCTGGATTGTCTTCGTAATATTTTTTCATTCTCTCACCATGTTCTTTTCCAGCTTCTGGATTGTCTTTAAAATGTTGTTTCATTCGTTCTCCGTGTTCTTTTCCCAAGTTTGGATTGTCTTCAAAGCGTTTTTTCATTCTCTCACCATGTTCTTTTCCAGCTTCTGTATGTTCTTCATAATATTTCCTTTTTATTTCGCTCATTTGTTGTCTCGCTTCAGGATTGTCTTCATAATATTTTTTCTGCGAATCGATCATTTGTTGTCTCGCTTCAGGATTGTTTTCGTGATACATTTTCATTCTCTCACCCCATTCTCTTCCTGCTTCAGGATTGTCTTCATAATATTTCCTTTTTATTTCGCTCATTTGTTGTCTCGCTTCAGGATTGTCTTCATAATATTTTTTCATTCTCTCACCTTGTTCTTTCCCAGCTTCAGGATGTTCTTTATGATATTTTTTAAGTGCATCACTTTGTTGTTCCATTGCTTCGTTACTGTCCCAATATTTTTTCTGCGAATCGATCATTTGTTGTCTTACTTCTGGGTGTTCTTCATGATACACTTTCATTTTCTCAACCCATTTTATTCTATCTTCTGGATGTTCTTCGTGATACACTTTCATTATCTCACTCATTCGTTGAATTGCTTCTGGATGTTCTTTATGATAGTTCTTCATTCTTTTACTTTGTAGTTCCCTTGCTTCGTTATTTTCCCAATATTTTTTACTGCGTTCACTCATTTTTTGTCTATCGGCTTCCGTAAACACATACCCATTTATCCCATCTCCACCATAAGTCATATTATATCCATTCCCATTCATAAAATACGAATTATATTCTTGAATGTATCGTATTTCCTTTTCGCACAATTCTTCAATAGTATCTGCTGTATCAATTTCTATAAGTTCGAGATTACCTACCATGTCATATTTTCGTATCGCACAATATAGGTATCTATTATTACCTGATTTCGCTAAGTAATTATGCCCTTCAGTTCGTTGCTTCAATGAAGTAGTCGTTAATCCAATATAGTGCTTTCCGTTTGGAAATACGATTTTGTAAATAAACCCACAAGTAGACATGTTATATATAATATACTAACATAAAATGTCTATATTGAATTCAATTTTATAATATGTGCGTTAAACTACTTAAAATAAAATATTTAGGAATAGTATAAGGATGGAAAAAGAAGTAAATCCACCAACCGACTTTTTCAAAGGAATTAAAATTTCCTTGAAAAGTGTCTTGAAACATCCTGACATCAATTTACCTAAAATCACAAATGCCGTTGTCAAGTGTAATAAAATTGTTATTCAAACGCTTATGTTTATGAAACTTTTTTTATTAGACCATTATGATAAGCATAATAAATTACCAACCATTAATGACGAATTCATTAATTCTTGTATGAAAATATTGTGTAATGAAAAAGCAACTGGAAGACCACCTAAAAAAAAAATCAAAGAATTAAAAGATACTTTGAGTGCATTTTACAAAACCGATTTTCAACCGCTAATTCAAAATGAAAACTTGGATTATACACATATGAATACCATTTTAGATTATCTTACTATTGATATTCTTACGATGTATGAGAATAACATCAAATTTCATTATGTAGAATATGTGGAACGATATGTAAATGTTGTTTGGAAAAAGAATTTTATTGTAAATAAAATAAGAAAAATGAATATTACACAAAAAGAAAAGGAACAACGAGTAAATAAATTATGTAGTCAATTGCGAAAAATCAAAACCGATTTATTGAATGTTACCGAAGGTTCTAAAAACTACAAATCACATTCCATGTATCATATTTGGATAAACCAACAAAAACAATTTATTACGCCGAATAAATCTACATACAAAAAGAATAATATTGTTTATGATTTGATGTGTAGCCCTTTTGATTATTTTCCTTGTATGATTGTTATGATGAAACCAGTTGAAAGAGAAGAACAAACAATTAGTAATGTATTTCCTATGCGTAGCGAAATAATACCAAAACATATAAGATTAGATACAACTACATTGGTGCATCTTCTTATGACGAAAAAACAAGGAATTAAAAGTGAATATTTAACAAAAGGAAATTTGAAACGAAATGAAAATAAAATATGGGATTTCTTTTTTAGAACAGAACGAAAAATGTTTCATAAAAAGCATTATGAATTTCATCATATGATAGAAACAGATGGAATAAGTTGCACTTTGTTGCTATTGCGTAAGGATTTAATAGGAAAACGACTACCGATGATGAAAAAAGGTTTATCAACTGAAACATATATTGATGAACTAACCGATTATACTCAATTACAAAACAAAAAGATTGTAGCAATAGACCCTGGATTGTGTGATTTAATTTATTGTGTGGATGCTGATAATAAAGATGCTAACAAATTTAGATATTCGCAAGACCAACGAAGAAAAGAAACCAAGAAAAAGAAGTATTCAAAAATTCAATTGGAATTGAAAAGGGAACAAATTAATGGTAAAATAATTATAGAATGGGAAACTGAATTATCTAAACTAAATAGAAAATCACTCAATATTACAAAATTCAAGGAATATATCAAAAAGAAGAGTGAAATAAATGCTATGTTATTCCAGTTTTATGAAAAATATATTTTTAGAAAATTACGATTACAAAGTTATAGAAATACCAAGAAAAGCGAACAGAAAATGATTAACAATTTCAAACGCATTTTTGGTAATGAAAAAGATGTTGTTGTGTGTTTTGGAGATTACGAGCAGAAAAAACATATGAAATTCAAAGAACCTACCAAAGGGAAAGGAATGCGAACCTTGTTTAGAAAAGCAGGATTTCAAACTTATTTGGTGGATGAGTTTAGAACAAGTTGTAGATGTTCTAAATGTGAAGTGGGTATTTGTAAAAAGACGATGGTTAGGGAAAATCCCAAACCATTTAGAAGCGGTAATGTTTTAGTTCATGGACTGATTTGTTGTAAAAACGGATGCGGTTATTGGAATAGAGATGTTAATGGTGCAACAAATATTTATAAAATTGCTTATAATGCGATAAATAAAAAAGAAAGACCAAATTATTTATCAAGAAGCAATAATACTTCAACTGGTTTAGACGAACCAGTAAAATCAAAATTTACATGCCTTGAAATAGGCAAACCTTGTTGATTTTTAGTGGGTTTTGTCCCATTTTAAATCTTCAAGGATGTAAATATCACATATATATAAGAGAATGTGTTTTATTGATTGTTTTACTAGATTATTCTCGTCTAAATCAGATAAGGTAAGCACAACACCTAACAGAATGTCAGATGAAAAAAATACCGATACTATTCGTCAAAAATGTCATAGAGAGAGGGCAATTC